GTTGCTCCCACACCTGTTATTTGTAGGGTGCTAGCAACATTACTTACGCCGACAACACCAACACCACCTGTTGCTGCAGGGGCAGATACGCCTGTGGCTGTGAGGATGGTTACGCTTCCAACAGCAGGGCTAGATGATGCGCCTGTGGTGGTAAATGTTTGAGGTATACTAGCCGTTGCTGAACCGACAGCCGTTGTGCCTTGGAGTCCTGTTTGTGGGTGAGTTACCTGACCAGTGTCTATTGTAACTCTACCAACAGAGGTAATCATAAATTGAGCAGGGTTCCACACAGGATTAAACCCAAATAATTGTCTACTTTCTGCTAGAGACCTGTCTGGTCTAGCGTTAGAAAGGCTTTGTGGGTCAAATATTCTTACTCGTCCAAGAAAATTTTGTGGGTGATCTTCATCAGCAACGTCTCTACCCACACGTAAACCTGTCTTTGTACCATTCCTATACTCATCAACGAGATCAGTTAGAGGGTATCTGAAGCCAGTTCTATCGCAAAAACCAAAAGCATATTTGTTTCTGGCACTCCTCATACACCCCCCAGAATAAATGTATTATGCGGTACAAATCTAATGGACGCTGTTTCAGAATCTTCTCCTGCCGCAAGTTCAAATTGATATTCGTATTCTTGTTTTAGAGGGACAACTCTATCCGCTGCTTCAGGTTTTTTCATTGCCACGTAATAAGCGAGACCTGCAATAAGACAAGGTATAAATCTTGGAGGCACTGCGGCATCTGTTCCTAGGCCAGAACCCAGACCATCAATACCTTTTAATCTATAGTAGGATAACGTGTATGGAGTAGTAGCGTCAGGAACAGGCCATAAAGTAACTTTTGTTTCCGTAGCGAGCCTTTCAACAAAGATCTGACTGGGTCTGCCTTGCGTGTTTTTGTTAGACTGGTTTGCGTACGAAGATACTGACAACCTTTCTAACGCAGAATCTACTTGATTTATTCCAGACCCTGTCCTCAGTTGATGCTCTATAAGATCTATTGTATCCACGGGCATGGTATAAGTAGCCGTACCCGCAACAAGAGTAAGCGTACCCTCATCAATGGTAAACAGATTAAGACCCCTATTTTGCCATTCAAGTAACATAATATTAAGACTACGTCTTGCTGTCCGAAGATCGTAACCTGTGTTTAGTTCTATTCCTGCACGTTCGTAAGCTTCTTCAAATATGTCAGGTAAATCTGGTGTAACTACTGCCATTTGTTATTTCCTAAACTGTCTCGTCTTCTTCGCAATCTTTTTAGGCTGGCGCACATGCTGTTTACCTGCCTTTTTACCTTTTCTTTTAGCCCTTGAAGTAGCCGCATATTCAGCAGGGCTAAGAGATTTAATAGCCGCAGAGGGGAGATAACGCTCTCCCGTAGCCTTCTTACCTTGCGTAGATGGCTTGCCGCTTTTAGTTCGCCACTTTTGCTTAGTCCAGTTTTTAAGGCTTCTCTGCGACTTTTTTAAAGCCATTACTTTTTCTTACCGCCACGTTTCATTTTTGAACCACGGCTCATTTTTACGGGTTTACCACCACGCTTCATAGCCATAGGTTTTTTAGCCATGCCGCCGCCCATCATCTTCTTACCGCCACGTTTCATTTTCATAGCTCTAGGTTTCATAGCCATCTGTCAATCTCCTTTTCCTGTTAACAACCAGCTCTGTATACTCTTCTTTAGGGTACACCTCATAATAACCCAAGCGTTCGAGCTTGTCACTTGCTTGGACTACTAACTCAAGATCTTGTATAAAAACCATGCAATATGGTTTATTGACGGAACTCTCCCAATCATTATCTGTAAGAAAGTCCAGATCTGCATCATCTGCGCCATAATCAGGATGAAACTCCATACAATGTAGGTAATCAAATAATATGTTTAAGTTAGATACGTATTTGTTAAACTTACGTATCTCAGGGATATTGTAGGAGGCTATGACTACAAGCTCTTTTCCTGTCGTGGCAAAGTCAGCGCAATACCTAAGACTATCTGCAAAAATATCGTCAGTCTCTATAACTAAAACTTTGTCACGTTTCCATGCATTTTTTGCATATGGGCAAGCAGATAGACCTTTGAGGTTTTTATTTGGTATCTCCAAAACCTCACGCGACCAACTTCGTAGATCTTTTTCTATCTCGTTCAATTTCTGTAGCCCCCACCAGCTTTTTTATAAGCTTTTGCCATCATTTGAGCTTTTCTGGCTGACCACTGACCCGGAGCGCCACCTTTACCACCCGCCTTTATTCTATTGAATATACGCTTTCTAAGACCCGGCTTAGTATAATTACCCGCCTCGTTGACACGACTTTTAGATTTCTTTTTCTTCTTTACCTTACCACCTTTTTTCATAGTGACAGGGCCGTCATCTATATTCTTAGCAGCTCTCAGCATCGCTAAGTCTTTTGCATCATCGCCTGTAGATTGAAACGGCATAGGAGAACTCCCTTTTAATTGACTACGTATGTTAGATCTTGAGATAGCCATCTAACATTTCCATCTCTTCCTAGCCTGTCTTAGACGGCTATTCGGATCTTTTGCTGCTTTTGGAAACTTTTTCATCTGCCCTGCAGATCTAGCGCAGAAAGATTTACGCCGCTTTGCGGCCTTACTGCCCTTCTTAACTTTACCAGTAACAGCAGTTTTAAGCTTAGAACCGGGGTTGTCCCTACGATACTTAGCTACGCCTTTGGCGGTCATACCCGCACCTTTTTTGGTGGGCCTTTTATGGCCCCCCTTGATGGTGTGACCCTTCATAGTTCCTTTGCGAGCAGCCATAACATTAATTATAAAACACTGTTAATGCTGTTATATTCGTTGCAACAGAAACAAATATATCGCTGACTTTAATTCCATCGTTTGGAATGTTAACAGCGTGAGTGTCAGAGGCCACTAGATCTAAATCTAGAACTGTAGCCCCACCATTACCATCTGTAATGGTTAGTCGAGGCGTACCTGACCCTGATAATACATGTATCTGGCGAATACGGGCAGGTCCGACTGCAAGTGAACCTGTGCCTGTAACACGCTTTGCCTGTACATCACTAGAGTAAGACATGGTTTATCCCTTTTTCTTAGGACGACCACGCTTTGCAACAGGTGCTTCTTCCCACGCCTCGTTTTCAGGTGTAGAAGGATCATCTGCTTTAAGCGTTCCATCATCGTTTCTTGCTCGGACTTTTTTAGTATTTTTCCAAACTTTCAGTGGGTTACCATCTGGGTCTAACCCACGAGCCGCTAACTCTTCCGCGCTTGGTGGTGCAAATCTACTCATGATTTACCCCTTATGAAGCTGCAATAGTGCCGCCAGTATCTGGGCGTATAAAGTTAGTGCCATCAGAGATTGCAACACAAGGATTTCCTCCTGCCCCGTTTGAGACAAAGATGATTGTACCTGCACCTGAAGTTGCAGCAGATGGTGCTGTAGCCACAGTAAATGTAGGAAGTTTAATATCGCCCACAAAACCAGCGGTAGCTGTAACTGGGCCTGAAAATGTAGTTGATGCCATAATATATACCCTTTGCACAAGGTTTTGCCTAGCAGTCTGTGCAACGTCAGGTCGGGGAGTGTCCTGTCTGCAAGGCTAATGTTGCCCCTGCAAAGATCATAACATACATTTTACAAAAAGAAAGGGGCAACTTGCGCTGCCCCAGTTCGAGAGAGGTAATTCTACCGTAACATAAATTATGCTCCGGGAGAACCAAACATCCCTAGCGGATCTGATACACCAAAAGAGTAACGCTCACGAGCTTTGTAGCGAACATTACCTGTATCAAAATCACCGTCCATAGCCGTAGCCATTGGAGTACGCACGAAGTGCTTCATTCCGTTTGGAATGTCTGTGGTGATAAAGAATGCGTCTGTGTCCGTTAGATAGTGATTCACACGGTAGCCTTCAGGGATCGATCCATTTGAACGCAATGCGTTTGTATCGTTATCCGCTGTACCTGTGCGAAGCTCTGTCTGTAGCAGTCTTGTTGCCACGAACATTAACGCAGGTGGAACGATAAGCTTACGAGGGCGAGCCGCGATCAATAGGCCACGTTCGTCTGTGAACGCTGCGATATCGATAACTGCTTGCTCTAGTGAAGTTTCGTTCAAGTCTGCATTTACTGCTAGACGGTTAGCGTTTGTTCCGCCACCCACAGTTGGGTGAGCAGTATTGAACAATGAAACGCCATCGCCCGAGCTGAAGGATGTGAATCCTGTATTCAGCAACGCTGCAGCCTTAGTCTGCTTGGTGTAAGCCATAGCGCGAGCTAGTGCTTTTGTATATCTAGCAGACAATGAGTCGTACAAGTTGTCTTCCATCGCTTCTTCAGTGATAGAGAAACCCATTGCAACGGTCTCATGGTTGTAGCGAGCAGTGTAATGCTCTTGTGCATTGTCATATGCTAATGAGGAGCCTTCTGCTTTCACAGGGGCTGCTGCAAAACCGGACAACTTGACTTCTTCTTCAAAACTTCTGTCTGAATTTTCTGTCTCGTAAATCTCAGCATGCTCATTTTCATAGTTATCGTATTCCAAGCCGAACAATGCGTTTAGGCCGGGAAGTAGCTCTTTAAGGAGCTGTGCGCGTGAAATAGCCATTAGTTAGCCTCCTTATAAGCCGACGTTGTTGGTCATCTGATGACCACCGGGGTTGAATTTAACCAACACATCTGGAAATGCATCCGCTGGATCAGATACATGCTCCACAATCCTAAACGCTGCTGCTGTAGTTTGGACAGTCGCATCTAGTGCTGATGTGGAATTGCCTGTCGCTGTGTTACCTGTAGAGGTAGACTGTGCGGCTGCAAAGAATGTGTTAGTTCCGATAATTGTTTGCGCCCCTGTACCATCAAGCTGTGCTTGGAATAGTACGTTTGGATCGTCAACAACGAGAGCCTTGATAGGCCCACCATTGGCTGTGCCAGATGGATAGTGCTGTGCAAAAAGCTGTTGGCCTTCTGCGTTTGTGTACTCACAACCAACAAACACACCGATAGCGCCAACACCTGAAGTGCCGCTAATGGAGTTGGACGTTAAGTCCGCGCCTGTTCCTGTTGCGAGCGCAATAAACCCGTCTGCCCCAATTATGACAACTTGACCGTTAAAAAGATTGGTCGCCTCGCCAGCGGGATCGATCAGGTATGTATTAGTTGCCCCTGCATAGGGCATGCCATCGGCTCGTCTTACGGGCTTCAGGCCATAGGGAGCTGCTGTAGTAGCCATTGCTCAATCTCCTAACCAAGTTAATACCAAGGAAGCTCCCTAAAAAGGTTACTTCCCAAATGAAGTTCGCGTGGAACGCTCGGGATTCAACACAGGCATACGTGGGTCGTTCTCTCTCATGAAATTACGGTCCACAGCCTCTTGTGCGTGTTGAGCCTGTTCAAGTTGGACTTGAACACGTTCTTCAGCGATTTCAGCAGGTATGCTGCATAATAGCAGACCACCTACCTCAATGTTGTCTTTGAATCGGGAATCGATGTCAGACACAATGTTTAAATCAGAATGGTCCGATGCTTTGACTGGTGTATAGCCTTCACGGAATCGAGTAGAAACATTAGTATTGTCACTCTGCCCCAAAGTTGATGTGCGAATCCAACGGAAGTGTAATCCATCCCTTGGTTCGGGAGTAGGTAACGCAGATGGTCGTGACCATCCTTTTCTACGTTCTGTCTTTTCTCTAGTTTCTGTAGTGCGTGGAGTTCTATCAGCCATATCAGCCTTCCTTCATTAATTGCGCCGCATACTGTTCGTTAGTAAGACCGAGCCGTTTGGCGAGTGCGGCTGCGGTTGGAGTTAACTTCACCTTGCGTGGTTTCTTTGACGTACGAGACGGCGGGGCAACCACGTTACCCGCTTGAGGCTGGGGTGGCGCAGACTCCTCTGCAACAGCCGCAAACTTATTTGGAAACACTTGCCGCATGGCAGTGTCTATTTGATTGTAATACTCTTCGCTGTCTGGCGCAACTCCTTTGTTGATAAGTTCTTCATGTACGCCGTATGCAAAGCCTGTCATGCGTAGGTTATCATCATCCCTACCATGAAACCATTTGTTATCTTCTAGCCACTTCTTACCCCTCTCCGAAGGCTCTTTAGCCTGTGGAGTTTGTTCTTGCGATGCAGGTTCTTGTTGTATGGGCGCGGGTGCTGTTTCCTGACGCCTCGGGGGTGTGTAATTACTTATACGGTACTGTTCGTTTTGCAATCTTGTGAGTTCTGATTGCGCTTCTAACAGTTTGTCAGAATCACCTGCCTCATACGCTACTTTATAGTTAGCATTAGCTTGTGCAAGTTGTGCTTCGACACGAGACTTAGCTTGGTTTAAAAGAACGTCTTCGTTATCTTCTAAAGATTTACGAAGTTTTTCGTTTTCGTCTTTGACCTGTTGAGCATACTTAACAGCTTCTTCTCGAAGTTGAAGCGCCTCTTCTCTGGCTTTTTCTTCGTCACGATATTTCTTTGTTAGCTGATCAATACGCCTCTGAACACCTGCGCTGTATTTGTCTATCTCAGCGTCAGAGTTCTCTGCCTTCGCTTCTGGTTCGGGTTCAGGTTCTTCTACCTTTTCCTCGACCTTTGTCTCAACTTCCTGTTTCTCTTCTACAGGAGTCTCTTCAACCTCAACCTCGATCTCAGTAGTTTCTTCTACTTCGTTCTCTAAGTTTTCTGCGGTATTTGTACTCATGCTCTTGTATACCCCCTTGGATCATCGACAACACCCTCCACGGTGTCATCGTTTATAAGACGAAACTCTTTACCTTGTACTTTAAACCTAGTGCCTGAATAAGAACGAAAGATTACAAAATCTCCTTCTTTACACCAAGGTCCATTAGGAAAACGCTCTTTGTCAGAGTATGCATCTGATCCTGCCTTTATGACAAAACCAAT